CCCGTTTTTGTCCTTAAAGGACAAGCGGAAACATGTTAAGATGCATGTTCCTCTCGCTCCGGGGTACCTTCTTGCTACACTCGCTCCTGCTAGAGTGCGGACTCGGGTACCCACTCAAAACCGATCCATGGTGGTTCGGTCTGAGAATCCCTCACCTTCTTTGCGTCCACAGTTGTTCTTGCGTGGTCTGCCAAAGCAAACCTTTGCGCCGAACGGAACCGCTCCCCACTAGTGGGTTGAAGTCCCGTGTAGCTCCAGCTGATCTCGTCAGAAAACCGAGATTTGCTGTTAGCACAGTCGCAAAACCAACGTAGGTATGCCTCATGATCCGCTTTAATCGTAGTCTCCTCTTGCGAGGGTCTTGCGACCAAAGCACGCACTTCGTACCTGTAAAGGGACGTTGTACGTTGTTGATCATGAGCACTCCGGTCAAGACGTCGTTTCAAACCGATGTGTCGGCAGGACGGCGCATCACTGTCTTCTCTGATCCAACCGAGAATAGGCGATTTTGGTGTGACAAAGGGCAGTTCAAAGCCCCTTAGGCACTTAACCTTACTCAACCGGCGTCGCAGCAATACTGCAGTTTGCCTGAAGCCTTTGGCGAACAGACGCGCCTCCGTAGAAAGGAGACTAAGCACAACATTGCGAGGTGAGTGACATTTCGGGAGATATTTAAAATATTCCGGAGTAATTTCAACGCCTTTGTAGGCATGCATCCCACATGATTCGCGGAAATTCGAATGCACATAGCTCTTCTCAGTATTGAATTTCATACCGAAAAGAGGCAAATATGCATAAATTGCATCCACGCATTCGGATCTGACTATTATATCGTCACCGTATACATAGACTTCGCGAGTTTTAGCTTGTGGGACACGGCTCAGAGTTAGAATGGCTTTGATCAAAACAAAATGTACCAAAGCCATAATTGGAAAACACACGGCTGATCCCATTGGAGCAAATTTCTCACAAGGAAATTCTGTGGGAAATTCAATGAGATTTTCTGGCAGGGTTATGGTCCGCGTCGATGTTGACATCAACGCTTTCCTAATCTCGGGCACGTCGTGAAAAAGATATCTCACGAGCGTACGCGAAACTCTGTCCGATGCCGCGGACATGTCGAGAGTAGCAAATTCTCTAGTGTTCGAGGCTACCAAAGCCAATCTACCATTCACGCTTTGATCAGCAAAATTCACAAAACCTTTTGTTAAAGGATGTGTTTCTAGCCGAGCGTAAAAGAAGCGTCTCAACGCTTGCTGTAGATATTGTGTTTCCAATTCCTCTATGCATATTCCCCTCGGTTTTCCATAAGTCTTTGGAACAAA